GACTCAGGAAGGAATTTGAAGCAGAGTTCATCGTGATCCATACCAGAAAGTGTCTGAGCATCGGGCTGCATGGGAACGGCGACCAGAGAATACTCCAGCAGTTCCCACTCGTAGACGTGGCGAATCTCCGCTCCCGACTTGTCGGTCTTCATCTCGACCTTTCCCTCTATCGGCCTCCATCCCACTGACCAGTTCGGCATGTAGCCCTCGACCGTCTTCTGCCAGAGCCGCTTGCCAAGATCGTCTGGAAAAAACTGAGTCTTAGCCTGCACGCCCCGCCTATTCTTAAAATCCCCCGGCTTGATCCAGATGGGTTTGGCGATGGGTTCAGATCCCCTATCATCACTCCATCCATGCTGGAGAAGGACGACAGGCCTGCCCTCCATAATCATCCCCTTGCCACGATCGTTCTTCCCGGCGTAGAGGATGTCGCGTCCCCGGTCCTGTTTTTCAGTTGAGATAAAATGAACTACAGTCAGATCCTTCGAATCAAATTCCTTAACCTCAGCTTCAAAAACCTTTCGTTCGATCTCCATCTCTCCCTCCTTTGATCTCACTTACCCATCACTCCTCGGATTTCTCCAAATAAATCAAAACGCATCTACAGTTCACGTTTTCTTCCGGTAAATGACCATTGCCAGGACAAAGCATCGTGTCTACCCCAACCCTAAAGGCCTCGTCTATCGGAATCCCGTCAGCATATTCTTTATCAGCCTCTGCATGACTCGGTCTGCAATGGTCGTCCCTTGCAGAAAGCCAGGCCTTTAGCAGGGTGTCTTCCAATTCCATTTGCCTAACAGATTCCAAATCTGCCTCATTCATGCTGGATAGTGTTTCGGTTCTTGCAATGAGAGGCGCTCGATATTTATCCCAGGAGTCAAATTTCTGCCTCAGCGTGTCGGCTATCGTTACAAGTGGTTCTCCTGCCGCAAAGCCTTCCCTCAGAATCGCTTCAATCTCATCGAAAGTGGTCCCGGAAACCTCCTTGGAAAACATTCTCATTCGGGAACCCAACCACTTCTCAACCCGTGGATCATTGATGTTAAAGTCTATTACAACGGCCTTGGTCGTGTGCATAAGGTCCCTGATCCTGGTATCCCCATGCTCCTTCATGATGTGCTTGATGATTGGGGTGAAGGTCCCGGTCAAAACTTCCTTGTCCTTTCCCTTATCGATGTTGATCGCATTGAGATTTGCTTTGTGATCCCTCACATGTTGTTCAACCCGCTGCCGAGACCAACCGGCATACTGGCCCAAAAGCTTCTTCCCCTCCTTGTCAAGCCGCTTCAAAACCTCCTCGCACTGGCCACTAAAATGCTTCCGCATTGGGGCGAGGAAAAGCTGCTCAAGCTTTTCCGACTTATCGACGAAAAGCTTCCAATAGATATCTTTCCGATCCTCAGTCCAGTAGTCCCGGTTCAGGAGCTTCTGGAAAGATACCTGGAATACTTTCCCCTGGCCATTTGTAGGAGATGGCGCCGAAGGTTTCATCCTGGGTTGACTTAGGGTAAATGGCATCCAGGGAGCATCACCGTAAGAAACTGGTTCCATCCCGAGACGTTCCCGCTCCTCATTGATTACCGTCACGAAGTTGTTGAGTCGACTCTCTCTATCCTTGATCTCAAGTTCCTGGTCCTCGACCGATGGCAGATCAAAGTCACAGGTAAGACCCTGATCATACTCAGGGAGGAAAAAGGTTTCGATTGCCTCTTCGATCAACATACATTTTGGGCGTAAGCACTCATGAATAAAACTCCGGTCAAGACCCGCCATATTTGACCTGTTTACATCATCTACAAGACCCATTTTCCCTGCCGATAAATTATATGCGGAAAGCAGTTTATCTCTTGGGAGTTTTGCTATTTGATCAATCATTGCCTCACGCCCGGTCTGGCCCAGCTTTTCAGGTTTCAATCCAGAATGGAGAATCATTGTATCTCCCGAATGAAGAGCGCCTCCGTATTGTTCATTAATCTGCTCCTTGACTTCATCTACAACGGCCTTTTTCAGGGTTTGATCCGTGGTCAGTATAAGCCCGGGATTCGCCCCATGCTCAAAAAAAGACTTCTGCTGTTGCATCAAATAGAAGTCGATATCATAAGCATAGGTCTGAGCCATCAAGGCAGACATGCCCTGAAATGGTGAAGCGGGATGAGGGTAGAGCATCATAAAAAGTTCCTCTGGCCGAAAGGTCTGCCTAATATTCCCATCCTGATAGTCCCATGACTCAAGAACCATCGTCGATGATACCTTAGCTTTGAGCTTCGCATATTTTGTCAGTGGCAACGGGTAAAGCTTCCGCGTAACTTTCAAGCGATCTTTCCCTTTGAACCAACCGCAGAGGCCTCCCAGTTCCAGACGAAGCATCGTATTGTACCAGAGGGAGAACCGTGTCATAAAATCATTCGGATGATTGATCGTATCGATAAAGGGATGATCAAAAATCTCTTCCTTCTGAAGATTCTGGTTCTTTAGAAAATACTTTCGGTCTTCACCGGTCTTCAGTGCCCGATATACCAGTTTCCAATGGATGTCACGGATGAGTTTCCCCGTTGTTTTTGACCGATAAATTAAGAGTTTCAACGGAATCATGGCAACAGAACTGGCTATTTTGTCTACGCAATTGTAGATCCAGTTCTTGTAGGCATCCACCAACTGCCAGTATTCTTTCTCCGGTACTGACCCGGTTGAGGTATAGAAGGATGAAATAAGAGGAGTTCCCTGGGGAACACTCCCCGTTTTCTGCTTCTCCTCCCACATTGACGAAAGTAGTCCCATCACCGCCTCATGCTGGAAAAGGTCAGGATTGTGCCGATACAGGTCAGTGATATCCATGGCCTGACAATCCAGAGCCCACAGCCCATAAGAATCAGACCCGAGAAGAAAAAGGCATCCCTTGTATCAAGTTTGGCTATTGCCCTCTTAGCCCAATCCAAGATCCGCTTCATCATGTACCCCTCAATTTGCAATTGAGTTGCAAAAACGATGATCCCCTGAAAAAGAAAAAGCGCCCCCCGCCGATCCAACAAAGGACGCCCAAACCAGAGATAAATAGGAAATGTCACAAGTTATCCCATACAATGCCTCTCATAATACGCAAATGAGTAAGTTTGTCAATAGGAAATCTTGGCGGGATAGCACAGGTGACGGAAAAACGATGCATATAACGATAAAGGCCCGATTCAGGATTACAAACCGGGCCTCGAAGAAGTATAAAAATAATGTGGAATTGGATTATAACAGACCTTGCACATACTCATCCAGGTCGCGCAAATCTTTTCCCGGATGCGCATACCAATATCCATTAGCCCAGATCTCCAGAACAGCAGATTGAAAAGAGGTCAACCCTTGAACCTTTTTGACCATGACTGGACCATCAATTTCCCATTTCTTGTCGAGGCCGTCAAGAGCAATCCCATCCGACACCTGAGCATTAAGCATAGGCATTCCAGGTGTGAGTACCGTGGCATTGTAAACATCCACGATGAGAAGCAATTCTCCCCGGATGAATTTACCCTTGACCTCTAACATGGCCCGCTTGTAGAGTTCCGGGAAACCCTCCAACACGAATACCGCTCCCGCGTTGGTAGTTACAAAATTTTCCTTGTACCAATCCGTCGACGTTTCTCTAATCTGTGGGGCTATCCTTTTTTTTTGCATCTTAATCTCCTTTCTTTTGGTCAGTAAATCCATGCTTTGGGAAATTTGGGAAAATAATCATCCCCCATGGTTTTTTGCCTTGTTGGATTTGGCGATGCTTCTCTTTCCTCAACCGGATTCCCTGCCTGCGCTTACGATTCGCATTTTTAGACATTTTATTTTCCTTTCTCCGGGCTACCTCACGGGGAGATAACCCGGAGTTTGATGTCCTACCCGATTTCAACGTCAACAGAAACCTCAATCTCCCCGACCCTTTTTGCACACCGGATGAGGACCATTCTTTTTGTGGTTCTTTCTCCTTCCTCGTCATAATCATCTGGTTCGAAGGATTTGGCGGTTTGAATCCAGTAACAATAGGTCCATCCATCTCCCAGAATGGTTTTGATCTTTTTGGCTTGCGTCCATTCGGAATCATTAAGAGTCCGCTTCTCGGTTTCATCTTGATCCCAGTCGGCATCGCCAATGTGATATTCGGTGGGGTCCATTGTCTCAATTCCGGCATCGGTCAGAGGTTTGACGGTCTCGGCGATAATCAGAGCAATCGCCTCCTTGATGGGCATAACTCCCGCAGTCCAGCGCTCTTTCTGGGTTTCGGTCCCCAGGCGATTCACGGTACTGGTGAGCTGATCCTGCCTCTTCTGTTTCGCAATTCTCTCCGTCTCTTGCTTATTATTTTTTTTCTCTTCCCAAATAGCCAACAACTTATTTTTGAGTTCGAGGACTTCTTTTTCTTTGGCATCCACAAGGGGTTTTTCCTCCGGGGTTGGATTGAGATTTGAAAAAGCATAGGAAGATAGATAGGGTGCTTTGTCCACACTCAGGATATCCGATTCAAAAAAACTTTCTGGTGTTCGGGCAAGGAATTTCTCGATCTTTGCTCGCCTTTCAGTTTCATTTTCTGCCTCAATCCGTTTCCGCCCGGTGATTCTGGCTGCGAGGAGTTGTCTCATGGTCTCAACCGTCGCCTCGCCTATCGCTGGCAGACTGCCACAATCGGAGACTCCAGTAACCTTAAAAAAATACTGTCCCTCATTGTAGGTGGTTTCCCTTGCGAGTTCAATGCGTTCCTCTTCCGTCAGGATTGCAGGATCAAAATCAATGATGATA